AGTTTGTGGTTGATCTGGACATCCGCGGCTTTGAGCACAAGGATGAAGACGGCGAAGAGACAGGAATTAAGCTGCCATACATCGTAACGATTGACGAGATCTCTCAATCTGTTGTTGGTGTGCGACGCAACTGGAAAGAGGGCGATCCTCTGTATGCGCGCAAGCAGTACTACGTGCATTATTTGCTGGTTCAGGGCCCCGGTGCTTATGGCTTGGGCTTCTTGCATTTGGTGGGCGGTCTGTCGAAGACTGCAACGTCTGCATTGCAGCAGTTGGTGGACGCTGGTACGCTGGCTAACTTGCCAGCAGGCTTTAAAGCCAAGGGCGCGCGTATCGCGAACGATGACACACCGTTGTCGCCCGGTGAGTTCAGAGATATGGACGCGGGTGGCGCGGAGCTTTCTGCATCGCTCTTGCCACTGCCATACAAGGAGCCAAGCCAGACGTTGTTTGCGCTCTTGGGCTTCTGCGTAGACGCTGGCCGCCGTTTGGCAAGCATTACGGACATGCAAGTTGGTGACAGCAACCAGAATGCTGCTGTTGGAACGACGATTGCGCTCTTGGAAAAGGGCAGCGCAGTGATGTCTTCGATCCACAAGCGTTTGCACTACAGCCAGCGCATGGAATTCCAGTTGTTGGCCCAAGGTTTTGCAGAGTTCTTGCCTGCTGAGTACCCATACGATGTGCCCGGCGAGAGCCGCAAGATCAAAGCACGTGACTTTGATGACCGCATCGATGTTCTGCCTGTTTCTGACCCCAACATTTTCTCTGTTGCCCAGCGTATTACGATGGCGCAGACACAGTTGCAGTTGGCGCAGAGCGCACCGCAGATGCACAACATGTATGAGGCCTATCGCCGCATGTATGAAGCCATTGGTGTGCGCGATATCGATCAGATCTTGAACACACAGAACGTGGACAAGCCAAAGGATCCTGCAAGCGAGAACGCACAGGCACTGGACGGCTCACCACTGAAGGCTTTTGCTGGCCAGCAGCACGATGCGCACATCATGACGCACATTTTGTTTGGTTTGAGCCCAATGATGCAGGGTATGCCAAACGTTGCGGTCAATTTGCAGAAGCACATCTTCTCAGCCCACTCCTCTGCTTGAGGGTTAGGCTGTGGGCGGGGCGCTTGCTGCACAGGAGCCTGTTGTACAGGCGCTTGGCGCTGACGCTCCACCTCTTCTTGCTGTGATTGCAACCAACCAGCCACTTGACGCTGCTCACCAACCAAAGCAGACAAGCGCTCTTGCGCTTCCAACTCTGTGTTGCCCTACAGAGGCGCTAAGAAAACCAAGGGCGGGATTGAACTTCCTGAGCAAGCCTTGGAACGACAGCAGCTTACAACCACATGTGCTTACGTTTTGGCCGTTGGCCCACTCGCTTACAAAGACACCGACAAGTTTCCGGACGGTCCTTGGTGTAAAGAAGGCGATTGGATCATCTTTGGTCGCTACGCAGGCGCACGTATGGGCATTGATGGCGGAGAGATCCGTATTCTCAATGACGACGAAATCTTGGCTCGCATCAGCGATCCAAATGACATTCTGCACATGTAAGGAAGCATATGACACAAGTACTGAATGACTCGCAGCTTGAGTTTGACCTTGGAGACGGTGAGAAAGCCACAGATGTGAGCTTTGACCGCCCTGAGGGCGACGATAGCCCTGCGGCACCTGAGCCCGAAGCTAAGATTTTCCAGAAGCCTGAACAGGACGAGGCGCCTGCAAAGAACGAGTTGGATGAGATCAGCGAAGGCGTTCAAAAACGTATCTCTAAGCTCACTGCACGCATGCGTGAAGCCGAGCGCCGTGAGCAAGCAGCCCTTGAATACGCTAAGGGCCTGCAGAATCAAACACAAACGTTGCAGCAGAAGCTTGTACAGACGGATTACAGCCGTTTGAACGAAGCTAAGACACGTTTGGAGACGCAGCAAGTCCAGTTGCGTCAGATCATTGCTAAGGCACGTGAAGAAAACGATGTCAACACTGAGTTGGAAGCGCAAGAGCGTCTTTCTGCTTTGGTTGGTGAGCAGCGTCAAGTGGCAGGTTGGTTGCAATCACAGCAAGAAGTTGTGCAGCAACAGCAATACCAGCAGGCACAGCCCGCTCCTGCCCCTGTGCAGCAACGTCCTCAACCTAACCCTCGTGCAGAAGAGTGGGCAGAGCAGAATTCTTGGTTTGGCCAAGATCGCGTGATGACCTATGCTGCGTGGGGCATACACCAAACACTCGTTGAGCAAGAGGGTGTTGACCCCAACTCAGAGGAGTACTATACTGAACTCGATAGACGTGTTCGTGATACATTCCCGAACAAGTTTAAAGAAGAATCCAGACAACAGCGTTCCGCGCCTGCTGTTGCACCTGCTGCCCGTAGTTCGGGAATAAATAGTGCGCGCCGTACTGTCCGGCTTTCGCCGAGTCAGGTTGCTATTGCAAAGAAACTGGGCGTTCCTCTTGAAGAGTATGCCAAGTATGTTAAGGAGTGAAACAATGACTAAAGTAACTATCGATAAAGCCCCTCGCGCAACACGCGAGAAGGAAACTCGTCGCCGTCCTTGGACCCCTCCCTCACGTCTTGACGCGCCTCCTGCCCCCGATGGCTTTAAGCACCGTTGGATTCGTGCTGAAGTCAATGGTCACCAAGACAAACAGAACGTTTATGGCCGTCTTCGCGAAGGTTATGAGCTGGTGCGTCTTGAAGAACTGCCAGAAGAGTACCAAGGTATGATGCCTACCGTCGATGATGGTAAGCATGCTGGTGTAGTTTCTGTTGGTGGACTCTTGCTTGCACGAGTTCCCGATGAGACCATTGCTGAGCGCAACGAGTACTATCGCCGTAAGGCTCAGGATCAGTTGTACGCAGTTGACAACGAGATGATGCGAGAAAACGCACACTCTACAATGCGGATCCAGAGCCCCGAGAGGAGCTCGCGCACAACATTCCGTCAGCCGCAAGGTTGATTCTTTAATTTTTGTAGGAGCTACAAATGGCAAACGTTAATAAGCCTTTTGGTTTGCGTCCCGTTGGTAACCTGTCCGCTACTGGTGCTCAGAAACAGTACGGCTATCAGATTGCTGACAACCAAGCCGGAGCAATTTTCCAAGGCGATCTAGTCGTCGTATACGACGGTTACATCATCAAGTATGACGCATCCACACACACTGCCCCAACAGGCGTGTTCAACGGTTGCCAATACAACGATCCCACACGTGCTAACAAGCCTACGTGGAAAAACTACTACCCCGGTAGTGTCAACATTGATCAAGGCATTATTGCTTGTGAAGTGTTGGATGATCCTTCACAGCTGTTCTTGGTGCAAGCCGACGGCGCAGTTGTTCAGGCCAACATCGGTAAGAATGCTGATCCCACTGCTTCCACAACTGGTAGCACTGTGACTGGTGTTTCTGCCGGTTCATTGAGCTCTGCCTCTATCGCAAAAACACAAGCCTTGACATTCAAGATTGTTGGTTTGAGCGACCAGCCCGACAATGCGTTTGGTGACTACGCTGTTGTCGTTGTTAAACTTAATCAACACCAGTACGGTAGCGTCGGTGTTGCTGCTGATGGAGCTTAATCATGGCAATTACCCGTTCCCAACTTGTAAAAGAACTTGAGCCCGGCCTGAACGCATTGTTCGGCTTAGAGTACAAGCGTTACGAAAACGAGCACGAAGAAATCTTCTCAATCGAGACTTCTGACCGTGCGTTTGAAGAAGAGGTCATGTTGACTGGCTTCGGTCAAGCCCCAGTGAAGACTGAGGGCGCCGGTGTTCAGTACGACACAGCCTTGGAATCCTTCACAGCCCGCTACACACACGAGACCATTGCTATGGCCTTCGCGTTGACAGAGGAAGCTGTGGAAGATAACTTGTATGACCGCTTGTCTGGTCGTTACACCAAAGCTATGGCTCGTTCAATGAGCTTCACAAAGCAAGTTAAAGCTGCTTCTGTGTTGAACAACGGTTTCACTGGCGGCAACTATGCCGGCGGCGACGGCGTTGCATTGTTCGCAACCGATCACCCAACTGCTTTGTCTTCCAACTTTGCTAACACTCCCGCAGTGCCAGCAGATTTGAACGAGACATCGTTGGAGCAGGCTTTGATCGACATCGCCGCGTTCATCGACGAGCGTGGTTTGAAGGTCGCTTTGACTGGTCGCAAGATGATTGTTCCTAAGGAACTGCAGTTCACTGCAGAGCGCCTGATGAAGAGCACTTTGCGCACTGGCACTGCTGATAACGACATCAACGCTATCAAGTCCATGGGCATGCTCCCAGAGGGTTACGCTGTCAACCACTATTTGACAGACGTAAACGCTTGGTTCATCATCACTGATGCACCTAACGGCTTGAAAATGTTCCAGCGTTCACCTATCAAGACTGCCTTCGAAGGCGACTTTGACACCGGTAACGTTCGTTACAAGGCTCGTGAGCGTTACAGCTTCGGCTGGTCCGACCCACGTGGCGCTTACGGTTCGCCCGGCGCTTAATATTTCTTCGGAAATATGTAAAGGGGGCCTTGTGCCCCCTTTTCTTTTGCGGTATATTGAGATCACTCCGGAATCACCGGTGTATCTGACTAGTTCCGGCTAGACGACATGCAGACAGATGCACCCTAACTTGCATGTAAGGAAAATCATGTCTACTACTACCTTCTCCGGCCCAATTCGCGCTGGCACGATCCGTTACACAACAGGCACCACACTGGGCACTAACGTTGCAAACGTTGGCTCTACAGTCATGGCGCAATCTGCTGCTTTCACACAAGCCAGCGGTGCAACAACCATCGTTATTCCTGCTAACAGCCAAGTTTTGAGCATCGCCATCAACGTGACCACTGAGTTCACTGGTGTTGCTACCACTTTCGGCGTGGGCACAACTGCTTCTGCAACCTTCTTCACTGCTGCCGCAGCCTTGGACGGCGTGGCATTTGGTATTGTCAACGGCGCTCCCGGCGACGACGCTACTCGCGCAGCTAACTGGAAAGATGTGGGCACCACAGATCGCAAGATTGCAGTGACTTCTACTAACACTGGCTCAGGCGTAGGCGTCATCACTGTTACCTACATTCAAGCATTGAACTTGAGCTAATTAATCTAGGGGGCCTCGGCCCCCGTTTACAAGGAGATTAATTATGGGTTTTCAATATGACGTAAAAGCGAAAACGGTGACCAGTACCGGTGCCTCCGGTATTGGTACTCCCCGTGCTCGCATCAAGGCGGTGTACGCTTTGTTAGGCGCTTCTGCTGGTTCGGTATCTTTCAAAGATGGCGGCACTGGCGGTACGGAGCTTCTCAAATTTGACACCCCTGTCAGTTCTGCTACTGGGTATCTGTATGCTCTCATTCCAAATGATGGCGTTCGATTTGAAGCAGACCCGTATATCACTCTCACGAACGTGACCTCCGTTACGTTCTTCTACGGCTAAGGAGCCTACCATGGGACGAGCAACAAAAATGGAAGATCCCCTGTACCAGGGGGAAATGCAGCCCGGCGCACAAAAGCAGGACATGAGCAAGGGCGGTCCTAAGCAGACCCCTCGCAAAGACTACCAGAAGCCTTTTGCTTCGGTGGCTCCTCGCGGCGTGGGCCAGGCTCGCAACAAACAGTGCAAGATGTACTGAGATGGCTAAGTCTCCGGCATGGCAGCGTAAGGAAGGCAAGAGTCCCAGCGGCGGCTTGAACGCCAAGGGGCGCGCCTCTGCGAAGGCACAGGGCATGAACCTGAAGCCTCCGCAGCCTGAGGGCGGGAAGCGAAAAGATTCTTTTTGCGCTCGCATGGAAGGTATGAAGAAAAAGCTGACAGGCTCGGAGACTGCCAAAGATCCAGATAGCCGGATCAACAAAAGCTTGCGAAAGTGGAAGTGTTGAAATGGAATTGATGTTGTGGAATTCCGGTCTAACAGTTCTAATTGGCGTTGTTGGATGGGTCTTGAAAGAAAAATCTGCAGAGCTTAGCCGCCTGCAGATTTTGCTTAATCGCACCCGTGAAGAAGTTGCCAAAGAATATGTGACGAAGGCCGAAGTTCACGCAGACATCAACCGTGTTTTGGATAGACTAGACCGATTGGACGAGAAGTTGGACCGGTTGGTGGGAGCAACAAATGCCCGCAGTCAGTAAGAAACAAAAGCGATTGATGGATGCGGCGGCTCACAACCCGGCATTCGCAAAGAAGGTAGACATCCCACAGTCCGTGGCGATGGATTTTAGTAAGGCCAGCAAAGGCAAAAAATTCCGAGAGGGTGGCGAAATGAAAAACGGTTGCTACAGCAAAGGCGGTCTCGCCAAACGAGGTGAAGGCATTGCCAAAAAAGGTTTTGCCAAGGGGGGCATGGTTGCAGGCGGTTCACAGTCGCAAGGCGATATGTTGAGCACTCCTGTCAAGAAGGCTTCCACTGGCGACAAAGTGAATGTTCGCGGTGTGGGCGCTGCACGTGCCCGCACGGCCACCATCTACTGAAATCATGACCACATCGGGCGTCTCCACATTCGACCTGGAGTTCGATGAAATCATTATCGAGGCGTATGAGCGCTGCGGTATTGAGGTCAGGGACGGGTACGACATGAAAACGGCCCTGCGCTCGATCAATCTGATGTTTGCAGAGTGGGCCAACCGGGGACTAAACCTTTGGACCATTGAGCAGCGGCAGGTTGTTCTGACGGCAGGGGTGTACGAGTATGAATTGCCGGCCGACACGGTAGATGCCTTGTCTGCGGTCATTCGCACGAATGCCGGCCTGTCTACTCAACAGGACATCACCATCGATCGTATTGGCCGTGCGGAATACCTGCATGTGCCAAACAAAAAGACGATGTCGCGGCCTGCGCAGTACTATGTGCAGCGCACAGTGCCTACGACGCTCTTTTTGTATCCTGCGCCCGATGCCACGCAGCAGTACATCTTCCGGTACTACGCCATTCGACGCATCCAGGATGCGGCCACCTTCCAAAACACGTCGGACATTTCGTTCCGTTTCCTGCCTTCCGTGATTGCAGGAACCGCCTACTATTTGTCGATTAAGAAGGCCCCGGATCGCATTCAAATGCTCAAGGCGTTCTACGAAGAAGAGTTTGCCCGGGCAGCGGCCGAAGATCGTGACCGAGCCAGCTTTTACGCCATTCCGACGTACTCTGAGAGGTAAGAATGGCAGCGGGCTATACCTCTGGCAAATTTGCAATTGCACTCTGCGACCAGTGTGGCCAGCGATTCAAGCTGAACGCGCTGATCAAGGACTGGAAGGGCTTCAAGGTTTGCCGTGAGTGCTATGAGCCAAAACATCCGCAGCTAGAGCCTAAACGCACAATAAATGAGCCGCAGGCCTTGTATCAACCGCGTCCTGAGGCGAGAATGGCGGTTACCGTGTATGTCGGTACCACCGTGGATACTACGATTGCAAGCGTAGGCATGCAGCCCATGCCGCCTGCCAGACAACTTGTAGCTGCGGCTGTGCTGTCTCCTGTACAAGTGGTGATCACATGAATTACAACACCCTGTTTGAAACCATCAAGGGGTATGTCGAGAACGACTTCCCCGGCACAACGTGGACGGCTCCGTCCGGCACGGGCACGGTCACGTTCACCCAAAAAGAACAGATTGATACGTTCATTCAACAAGCTGAGGAACGCATCTACAACTCGGTGCAGTTGGCCAATCTGCGCAAGAACGTAACAGGATCGTTGTATGCGGGCAATCCGTATCTATCTGCTCCTACAGACTATCTGTCAACCTACTCCCTGGCCATCTATTCCTATGCCAATACTTCAGGCACGGGGACTACCGCACAGTTCACCATT